GGTATGTACATATATCACTCTGAACCGCACATTTATCAAGTTAATTCGGAGCATAATCTGTACAAATATCAGAGGCATAAACTGTGTATTGTTTTCATAGTGTCAGACCTGTTTCGGCAGCCACTCCCACAGCCGCAAATCCTCCTGCCCAAGGGACCACATACACATCCCTCGGAGCTTCCACCGATAAGCCGCCTCGTTCGCCCAATAGACGAGGGAGTCCACGTCCTGATAGTAGAGGATGGAAAAGCCGTCCGCATCACCGAGGAACAGCCGGGATATCCAGATGTTGATGTCCACGGGAATGACCGTAGCTTCATAATCGTTGCCGCAGGAAAGCGAGGTCATATCGTCTGAATGGAAGAAGTCGTAGTCCATTGAAATGTCCTCGCTCCTGGTGGATGATTCCTCCACGTCAGCCGTCAGCGTGAACACCTGGAACTCGCTGTCCCATGTGCAGTTACTCCTGCTGATACGGCCGTAGGATTTCTGCGTCCCGTCCGGCATGACCACATCGAACCGCTCATACGGCTCATAAGTCCAGGCGTCCCCAAGGCGCATCAGTTCGCAGACCGTCCTGTTGTCAGAGCGGTACCCTGCATAGCCGCCGGAGAATCCGCTGACCGTTGCCGTGAACCGCAGCGTGTAGGACGAGCCGGAATAGACGCGCACCTTGTTCCCGCGGATGCGCATTTCCACCGTGTACATATTCGGATCAGTCCGAAGGGCTGCATTCGGCGTCCTCGTGATCTCCTGGCTGTAGCTGCCAAGGAGCGTAGAGCCGTTGTATAACTCCACCGCCTGACTGTCGTAGTTCAGACAGCAGAAAAGGTTCCCGCAGAACACGCCTGCCTTGCCGCTTCCATTTGCCGGGAACGCCAATCTTGCCCGGAGGTGAATGTCCGAGAAGCCGTCATACTTCCATGCAAGCTGTCCCTTGCCGTCAAGCTGGGAGTAGACACGCTCCGTGGAGTATTCCTCCGACCGCCACACCTCAAAGGAGCCGGACAGCACCGTCCAGTAGTTCGTTTCCAACACTCCGTAGTCACGGAAGTCCTCGTACCATACGAGAGCGGAGTCCGGCTTTCTGCGGAGCATCTCAAGCGTCAGACGGAACCCTCTGTCGGGACCGATCCAATCGCCATTCACATCCTTGAACTGACGGGGAGAAAAGGAATAGACCGCTTCTCCTGCGGACGGCGCTTCAGAAAAGGATGAGCAGACACGGAAATCGTAAAACTGAACGCCTTTGACATCGACCGAAATCTTCAGCGTATGCGTCCCCGCCGAAAGCGTCACGCCGCTTGCAAGCGTAGTCCAGAAAGTAGTCCTCCAATACGGCCACCACAGGCGGCTTTCCGTGTAGTGCGTGGTCGCTCCGTCCAAAGAAACATAGATGCCGTTCTTGTCCCAGAACGGATAACAGAGCCGCACCGCCACATCGTAAGTTCCCGCCGTACTGACGGTAAACCTGTATGTGACCGAGCCTTCATCTCCGAGCGTGGCGATACCGTTCTCGATGGATACGATGCCGGACGCGCTGGCATAGTTGCCGCCGTCATGGTCAACGATGATGTTTTCAAACTCCGTTTTCTGCTGCTTGCTATAGGCGGTCAGATAGTGTCTGCCGTTGTATGTCCCGCTCATCTGCGGATACTCGTGGCTGTCGGCGTCCCGTCCTTCCATGTAGTCGTACACATGAGGGAGCGCCCACGGCACCTTGTTGTTATCGTCCCAATATCCCACGAACGGGATGAAGGGCTGCGGCGGCTGATCGTCCGTGAAGTTATACACGCCCTTCAGCCAGTTCTGCGCGGCGTAGTAGGTCTGAGAAGTCCCGCGATAGGTCTTGCCGATATTCGTTGGCTTGTCGTATATCTGCCAGTTCCATCCGTAGGCGGGCATTCCGAGGAACACCTTCTCCGTATCCATGACCTGGGACGCATAGTCGTAGATGCCTTCCAGCCACGAACGCGGGGACACAGGTCCCGGCGCGGAGCCTGCCCATGCCATGCCGTAGCTCATGATGGACGCGGTATCGCAGTAATTGTTGAGGTCGGCATACACGCACCAGTTCTCACCGCCGACCGAGCCGTTGACGCTCGTCATACCCGGCAGGCAGATATTCACAAGTTTGGATGAGTCGTATGCCTTGACCGTGTTGTAGATATTGCGGAACATCGCCGTGGACGCTTCGTGCGTGGAATAGCCATCGCCTTTTTCCAAGTCAATATCGATACCGTCACACCACGGGTATTTCTGCATGATGCGGACAAGTTCCGAGAGGAACATATCCTGCGCTCCGTTCGTGTTGTCCCGCAAGGCTTTGAAGATACTGTTCGTACCGTCATTCGCAACGGTAAGGAGCCACTTGATATGCCGATAGCGGTTGATGTAGGTGAGCATATTGCTGATCGCCACGCCGCTTTCATAAATCTCCCCGGTTGCCCTGACCTTGAAGGAAAACAGACCGATCTGGCTGATGCGGTCACCGTAATCGCGCAGAGCGTTATACATCCTGGTGTTGCCCATGAAAGTCCACACCATGATTTTCTTTCCCTTTAATGTGTCCATCAGAGCAGTTCACCTCCATCGTCCATTTCCTGCATCGAATATAAAAGCTGCGCGGACTTGCCCTGCGGCAGGGACACGATGTGCTTGGAGTCCCACGCCGCACTGTACTGATAAAAACCGTCCTTCGTTTCCTTCGCACCGTTCCTCGTGCATTCCCGCGTGGATGCCAAAAGAGCCACATCGTCCCCAGCATACATTGCGTTCGGGAAGGTGGCTTTCTGACCGCCGACACCTTGCGCCAGCGTGACGGTGCCGCCATCCATGTCCTTTTTCGGATAGAGGTGGATGTCCAGTCCCGCCGAAGTGCCGCCGAGGTTTAAGAGGATCACCGTTTCTTCCGAGCGAACCACGCCGTTGAACCACACGGGATCGTTCTCCGATTCCTTTAGGCAAATTTCCGTGTGCGGAGCGTAGCCTGTCAGCGCGGAGCCTTCCTGCAACTGAAGGTCAGTAAAATAAATCGTGCCGGAGCAATCGGTGATGGTAGGAATGACCGTAACACTCACGACACGCCTGTCCTGCTTCTTGTTTACGACCTCGGCAAGCCGGATAAAACGGATATCACCCATCGAGCGTCCACTTGATCTCGCAGGGATGTCCTACCCATCCCGTAGCGACCGCTCCCGCCTGGAGGAGTATGTCCGTCACATAGAGTTTGCCCGTGCAGTTCGTGATGCAGATGCGGACGGTGATGGACTTGACCCTCTCTCCGTAATTCTCCGGCGATATCTTCGCCTGTGTTTTTGAGAAAAATACCATAGCCCACCTCCATCAATAAAGATCGATGAAACGGCTCTCGGTCGTGCCGTCCTCGTATTCGATAATCACCTCGATGCCGACCTGGGAGGAATCCGAGAGCTTCTCCAAATCCTCCGAGCCGATCTGCGCCGAAATGGTATAGCTGTCACGGTTGGCGGGATACACCGTCTGCGACAGGCTCTTGGTCATTCCCGATACGCCCTCCGCCTTGAAGGACGCCGTGCCGGATGCGCCGTTCTCGCCGTCAGCCACAAAGCCCGAACTCGTCCAGTAGGCAAGCCCGTCGTCAGCGCGGGAGTTTCGCAGGAGGTTGAACGGCACCATTTCACGGATATCATCGTTGGATACCATGCTTGTGCCTTCCAGCGTATCGGCGGCGTTGTCCCATTGGCTTGCGGAGCTGCCGAGGTTCTTTAATGTCGTGGACAGTTCAAGCACCGTGTTCCACGGCTCCTGCAGGTTGTATTCCCGGCGCACGATGCGAGTCGTGACCGAGATGCCCAGCTCCTTGTCCTCCACACGCACATAGTCCCCAAGCTCCCATGCTTCATGCTCGTAGCCCGTCAGCACCGACAAGTCCATAGCGTTCAGCACATAAGAAATGGTCGGCTTGGCATACTGTGCAAGGCGCATCTCCGCATACTCCTTCATCTGATAAGGATTCGTGAAGGACGAGCAGTCCAGCGTTGAGATGCGGATTTCGTTCGTATAGGAAAAGTCCTCCACATAGGGCTTGCCGTTGTTGATGTCGGCAAAGGTCAGCCCGTCCGCGCCCACTGCATAGAGCCGGGTTACAAGGCTGCGGGTATCGACCACCCTCTGTATGGATTTCATGTTCTTTCTGTAAGCAAAGAGAGCGCCACTGTCCTTGCCGTTGACCGTCAGCAGATGCACGAGCCTGTTCGGGCAGTCGAATACCAGATCGCCGCCGTGCAGGTCTGCCACGTTTCGGAGGATGGACAGAGCGTTCTTCTCGCTGCTCGTCCATGTCCTCTTGGTGCGCACGTTGACCGTGCCGACCGCCCATTCCGTGCCGAAAAGTGCGTAAGCCATAGCGACCTCCGGGTACTCCGCCTCGAAGGTCTTTTCTTCCTTCAGCACGGAGAAGGTAAGGTCGTAGAACTCCGCCTCGGCATACACCTCCGTAACGGAATTGCCCTCGGTATCCTTGGAGTCCGTGACCGTGCGAACCTTGTAGATATCATCCACGATCTGTATCTTCTTCTCGCTGTCGATATGGACGCGCTTGCCGTCACGGTACGGAATCTTGAAGGAAAGCGTATCCTCGCCGTTAATCTCGCCCGTGACGATGATGTCGTAGGCGTTCTCAAGCACCGCCTCCCATGCGCCGTTGCTGTCGAGGACGACGGGACGGGAATAGCCGATCTTCTCATACGGAGATTTCGGTATGTCGTAGAGCCGTATGTCGATGAGTTTCGGCGTTTTCGATGTGTCCGTGGTCGTGAGCGTTACCCGGAAACGGATATACGCCCTGTTGGGAGACGCCAGCTTTCCGTCCGCAGGAACAGCCACCCAATCGCTCCATGTGATAAGGTCGTCACTCGTGGAAGTCTCCACCAGGGTTATGGCGGTCGTGCCGGAGATATACTCGCTCGTCACCGATACGCGCCCCGTTCCTGACAGACTGCATTCCGCAGCCGCCGTGGCAAGAATACCCTCGGTCGGATACGCGCCGCTTGATTCACGGAGCGTTACCGTTCCCGGTTCTGAAAGACCGTCCACATCGCCCGTGGTATCTCCGGCGTTCGCCATGACAGCGGAGCGGAAATAGTCCATGAGGTCATCGGCGGTAAGAGCCGAATCGCAGTCCAAAAACCAGTCGTCAAAGCCGCCTGCGTACCAGTAGGAATTGTTCAGCATCCCCCAGACAAGGTCAGCCGTGCAGGAACGGTTCAGATCTCCCGATATGGTCAGTGCGGAGGATTTCCACACCGTGCCGCTTTCCTTATCGCCGACCACGTACCATGCTTTCTTGTTGTCCGGCTCGATCACCGCCGCGATGAAGTACCAGTTGCCGTTGGTCAGCGAAAAAGACGGCGTGACCGATGTATCCAGTATCAGGGAGCCGGAAGAATTATAGAGCATGATCCTCGGCTTACCACGGATGAGGGACAGATAGAATATCGGATTGCCCGTTCCCGCCCTCGTGGAAAGAAGCGGCGTATATGTGTTGCCCACGGAATAAGTGGTCGGTTTCATCCATCCGCCGACAATGATCCGTTCCCCGATATCAGAGAAAATGCTGCCGTCATTCGTGACACGCAGATATGTTTTCTCCGAGGACGGATTATTGATGTTCATGCGGAAATATGTGCCGAAGATGCCGTCCGTGAGTGAAGCGGTCGTTCCGCTCCAGTTGTTGATGTATGCCTTCCGTCCGTTGCCGGAGGAATCGGCAAGGCAGGTGTCGGCATCGGGAGCATCCTCGTTGAACCTCCACAGACCGTCCCCGGCAAGCGAAGCCGGGAACTCGCCCGTGAAGTCCGTCTGCTTGTTGAGTATCGTTTTTAAGGACATCCGCCGTCACCTCCATCTGCTTTTGGCTTCAATCGCAAGCCTTGTAAACGTGGCGTTGTTCGCCGCCACAGCGACCGTGTTGTTCCCGACAGAAAGAGTCGGGAAGTTCAGCTGCGAAAGGTACGGCAACCCGTTCCGCAGCACATTGCCGTTTGCGTCCTCCACCCAGGCGGTCATCATCTCCGTATCGACCACCAGCGTTTCCGTTGCCGTAAGCGTGGCATTTACCACCTTAAGCTGTGAACCGTTTGTGGTAATGGTGATGTAGTTGCTCACGCCGGAAGTGACCACGCCCTTGATGCGGTACACGGGATTGGATGAGATATTGCCCTTTGTCCTTCTCACCGTATGCGTTCCCGCGGATGTGATGGTAAACTCCTCATCCTCCACGGCATATCCGAACGGATCGGGACAGAAGAACTTAAGGTCGAAGCTGCCCGCCGAACGGACGAGCAGCCTTTCGCAGTCCACCTTTTCATTGAGCCTTGCCATGAAGTACCTGTCCGGCACATCGTCAAGGATCAGCTGTTTCAATCCGTCAGACGGATCGAGCCACAGCGCGATATCATCCAGCGCCGGCACGAGAGCCGGGAAGTTCTTCTTCGGAGGAATGCTGCAGGACACATTGATCTCGCGGTAGTCGAAATCCGCTCCGAAGTCCGCCACGCCGTATTTGCCGGGAATCGTGACAGCAGAATTACGAAGGCTCCCGCAGACCTGCCAGGAGGTGAGCCGAGCCTTGATGCCCATATCGGCAGATGCCGTATCATTGTATGTAAAGCCCATTCAGCCCACCTCCTTAAGCCGTTGAAAAGCGTCCCTGCGCACGGGAGCCTGTCTGTATCAGGTTGTAAAGTTCCTGTGAAATCCTGCGGATATCGTCCTCGCTGCGGACGATCATCTGACCGACCGAAACGAGCGCGCCATAGGAACCGCCGCCGTTCGTACCCGTTGCACCGTTCACTGCGG